TCAGATTTATCTTGGTCTGCTTTAGCTTTTAAGTCTAATTCACGTGATTTTAGTTTTAATAACGGATCACCACCTACTTCAGAGCTAATTTTGTCCTCTTCTTTAGCGTAATCAATCATCATTTCAGCAATTAACTTCGCTTTTCGTGATTCTATCTGTGAAGTTATCTGTTGAACACGTTGTGCCATCTGCATTGCTTGTGGATTTTGCTGCATCATCATCGGATTTTGCATCATTGGTCCAATTTGTTGTTGTATCATTTGCATTTCTTGCATTTCTTCTACAAATTCTAACTGAATTTGTTCTTGTGCCATAAATGAAATGTGTTCAAGTATGTTTTTTTGCAATGCCATCATAGCTGCAGGGTTATTTTGCACCATAGATATGGACATAAAACTTAAATGCGCATCAATATGTGCTTTGTGGTCTTGTCCTGGAAACGCTTGAAATGGTTTTCCGTTAATTGCCATAATATTTTCTAATGCTGGGTCCATTGGTTGTGGTGGAGCAGGTGGTGGTAAAATAGAATTTATGTTTTTTACCCCCAGCGCATCATACATTGATCTATATGCTTGATATAAATTATGTATACGAGGGTTTGATTGCGCCAGTTGTAATTGACTTTGTGCCAAACTAATTCTCTGTGTTTGAGAAAAGATGTTTGGATCTGCAACGGGTAAAATATCTACCCGTTCATCAAAGTCTTGTACTTTAATTTCACGTCTCGCACCTGGTACATCATATGGATACACCGGCGGTAAGTATGTTTTAAATACTTCTGCTAATAATTTAAATTCTTGTTTTAATCCAACGTATAATCTTTTGTGAATCGCTGACATTACACGTGAACCACGTTCTAATAATGCAACAGTAGTTCCAACTGCAGCTTGTTGATTCATATCACCAACTTGCATATCAGCGATGGCCGCGAAACGTTGACCTGCTTGTACAACAATACCCATCAATTGTAATAAAGTTGCATCTGGGCCTTTGAAAGGTAAAGTCATAAACTGATCTTTGATGTTACCACCAGGTGCATCTACATCTCTAAACTCACCAGGTTGTAATGGTTGTGCATCGTCTCTAACTCTTATACCTCTAGATTTAAAACCTGCTGGTAGATTAGCCAAAGTACCTGCATCAAGTAATTGTCTTAATGCTGCAGTAGCTGTTCTAGTTAATCCACCAATCATATGGATCAGACCAAAACCATAGAATCCTGTTCCGGGTAAAAATTTAAACTGCACGAAGTAGTTTGTTTTTTTCTTTAATGGATCTTGTGGATTGTAGTTTCTTCTAATAGATAAAACTTTTTGTCCTGCTTGTGCAACAGTTACAACGTATGGTAATTTAATTCCAGTAGGTTCACCATCTTCACCCATATCTTCGTAACCTTCTAGGTCTAAATTAGTGTGCACTTCATACAAAGTGTATTGATCTTCTTGGCCATCTTTAGAAATTCCTTCTAGCTCTAATTTTTTATCTTGTAATTGATTTTCTGTAACAGGTGGTTTGCCTAATTCTATATCTCTATAAAATCCTGACACTTGTTGTTTTCTTAATTCGTTTTCAGAAATTTTTACAACGTGTATAACTGACTCCGCATCTTCTAAACTATTTGCAGAGTACGGAACAATTAAATCATCCGCTGGTACAAATTTAGACACGGCTCTACCTAAGAGGGAATCGTAATAAACTTTTTTAAAAGTAGAGCCGCTGAGAGGGAGATAGAAAAGCATTTGATCAAACTCTGGTTCATACTCTTTCATCTGATCCATAATTTGATAATTCATAAAATCTTTAACACGTTTAGCTTGTTCTTCTTTTGCTACATCAGCCGTGCCCATTATTTGCGTTCGTACTGGTCCATCAGCCGGGAGTAACTCTTTATAAGCCTGCGCTTGAAATTGCGTAACTGCCTCTGCAAGAACCGGGTGATTGACACCACTAGCTCCTCTAAAAGGTTCCGTTCGTCTTTCATATTTAAATCCTAATAGTTCGAGTCCATTTCTATAAGTTTCTTCCCAGTCACCACGGGACTCTTTGTATTCGTTGTACTGGTCTACCATTTTAGCACCCAAAGGTTCTAAAACTTGTTCTCCTAAAAAATCTGCTAAGTTTTCAAAATGATCTTGGCCACCTTCTTCAGTTATGGCTCTTGGGTCAAATGCAATCTCTGCACCACCCTCTTCATCCATAGTAACTTCTACGTTACCTTGTTGGTTTTTCTTTTCAATTATCTCTTCTCGTTCTTTAACTAATTCTTCCTGTTTTGGAACTTCTATTACAGTTTCTGAAACATTTGGAAGTGGTTTATCTATTGTAGCCATCTATTCGGTTCCCTTTTGGTTTAACAGGTTAAATATGAATCCCTCTCCATCCTTGTATTTTTGATACTGATCATATGCAGTTAACGCTGTACTTATCGCAAGTCCCGGTAAACCTGCAAATCGTGTTATACCCCTAATTGTAGCAGGATTCAATCCTAATCTCAATGCCTTGTTAAAAGCACCACCCTCTGCAATACCTGCAGCTTTTGATAAAGGCTCCATAGTTGCAAGACCCAACCAGTTTAATGGATTACTTGCAATCTCTGCTGTGCCCTTACCTTCTTTTACTTGTTGACCTATAAAATATGAATCTATTAATGCTGTTGGTAATGGAGCTCCAACTCTAGCCAAGGCTTTACCTACATTACCCAAAACACTTTTGTTGGTTGCAGCTTTGACTGGTTCTTCTCCAACTTTAACTTCCATTGGATTATCTGCTGCGTACGTTTTAATGTCTGCTTGTGATGCGATATCACCATCTTTAGTTGTAAATGCACCGACGATGTTGTCCCATTTTAATTTATCAGTAACACCTTCTGTGATTGCTTGCGCTCTTGCAAAAGCTGTTTGGGGAATGTTTATTGTTTCTTTTCCAACAAACTTTTTAGGCAGAATAACTTCAGTAGAAAGATTTGGTCCTCTTCTTCTCTCTGCTACTTTTCTCCCTATGTTAACCATTTTTTCTGGAACGTCTACTGACTTAACATTACCAGTTAAAGTTCCCTGACGTTGCGCGTAATATCTTGCATCTGCAGGATTGTCAAAAAAGAATCTACCTTTTAAAGACTCTTCATACATACTAGGCTGACCTTTAAAAGATTTATATAATTCAGTTTTTCTAGCGGGCTCTTCACCTCGATATAAACGAATAAGTTTTTCTGGTTCTTCATTTATTGTTTTAACAAAACAACCACGTTTACATCCTATTCTATTTTCCATTTTAATTTTTCCAGCAGGGCTCGCTTTGTCATATGCTTCAACCGCAATCATTGCAGCACGTGAATCTGTTCCGATATCAACAGCTTCACTTAATTCCTTAATATCTTCTGGGGGAAAACCTGCTTTGGTATAAAATTTTTCTAAATTATTTCTAGATTGATTTACAAAATTTTCTTTAAATAAATTTTTTTCAGCATCACTTAAATCATTTAATACTTTTGCATCAGGATTTATTTTATGAACTTGTCCTACTCTATAGTCGTCATCTACCACAGACATATCAGCAAATAAATTTTCTGATTTAAAAGTATCACCTACACTTGGAACATTAATATCAATTTTAGGTAATCTATTTTCTTGTCCTCTAAAATAAGATCCTTGAATTGTAGTATATTTTTTTGTTCTAGGATTATATAAAGTAGTTCCGCTACCACTAATTTTTTTAATATCAAAAATAGCTTTGTCATAAAGCTTGTTCATTTCATTTTTAATATCTATAATTTTAGTTTGTGATTCTGGAGTAATTTTTTTATCAACAAATTTATTTAATTCTTTAAATAATTTATCGTGTTTAGATTCATAACCTGTGGCCTCTAAAACTTTTCTATTTATTTCTGGATCTTGAAAAACTAAAGTAGAAATTTTATTAATATTAGAATTTTTAAAAAGTTTTGGATATTTATCTGTAATTTTTACAGACATAGGATGACCTACATCCTCCATAGCATTGGGTTGAAAAATATTTAAATCTTTAGAAATTCTTCTAAAACTATTATTAGTATTACTTATAAAATTATTTAATTCTTTGTCGAGTTTAGAAGTTATCTGTAAACGTTCTGTTGCAGCTTTTCTATCTCCTTTTACAAGTTTAGTTTTAAAATATCCTTTAGTTAATTTATTTACGGCATCACCAAATTTATATAGTTTTTGTTGTCCTGTTTTTGCAGTAGAATCAACACCTAATCTTCTTAAATCTGATACTAAAAGATCCGTATTTTTTTTATCGCTAACATCAATTTTTAAAATATTGCCGATGTCTTTTGGTGTATAAAATTTATTTTTATTAGTATCAGTTACAAATTTTTTTAATAAATTTTTATTGTATTTTAAATCTGTGGTAACATCTTTTAAAAGTCTTGCATCTTTAGGAGTACGAGTAGTTGTCTGCATAGTAGCTCCTTTAGCAATGTTACCTGCTCTTGATCCTGTTTCAAATTCAGATATCCTTTGAAAAATACCTCTTATCTTTTCTCTACTTTCTCCCAAAGATTCAGCAGCAGCTTTAAAATTACCATTGAATTTTTCGTCTGCGTATTTAACAAAAGCATTACTAAATTTTTTTTCAGCAGAAATGTTTGTTTTCTTTTGAGTTCTTTCTATTCCTGTTCTTACAGGAATAGCATTTAATAATTTTAATACTTCTGATTTAGTGGCCACTATCGCCTCCTAGTGAACATCGTAGCGAGGCCGCCGTCTCTGTAGAAATCCATTTTTTCTCTAGGGTCAGCTAACGTTCTTGCAACATCACTATAATTTCCTGGTGCAAAAGTTCCTGCTCTAGTAGTAATATTTCCTCCACCGCCGCCTCCAATATTAGCTCCACCACTTATAATTCTGTTTTCAATTTCTCTACGTTTAGCAGCTTCCTCTGCTCTTTGTTTTGCTTCCATATCCTTTATGGCTTTTAAATTCATCGCATTAATATCTTCAATAGTTGTTTGTTGTTTTTTAAAAAAATCTAATGGATTTTTTCCAGTAAAAGTTCCTGCTATGTACCCTTCTCTGTAAGGTAATCCTGTAAATTGTGTTTCATCTATTGGACCAAATCCTAAAACTTCTGCTATTGCTGCAATACCAGGTTTAATGGGTATACCAGCGTGATTAATATTTTTACCTTCGAGAGTTTGATACGCACCTGTATTAACATTCTTATATCCTGTAACCTTTGTAGGTTTAAAAGAACCCGTCATCGGTGCACCAGGTGCTGCATTTTTATCTATTGTGTAAACATCTTTAGTAAAAGTTTTTTCTGTTGTTGGATCTAAATTTCCAAACAAACCAAAGCCTGTTTTGTTATCATCACGTCCACCACCTGTTTGTAGTTGTTGATTTATAATTCCTGTAACCTGTTCTGGTTGTGTTGTGCCACCTGGTGTGTATAAACCTCTCGCTGATAGCGCGTCGGCAATTTCTTGATCTGAAAAGTTATAACCTTTCATTGAATTATAGATCTGTAATGCTTGGCCCTCTAATGCCGGACCGCCCATAAACAATCCGACTCGACCGCCGTCTGCCATTAATTCTTCAAGGTTTGCACTTTTTCCAGATCCAATAGGTTCACTAATGACCATATCAATTAATTCGTCGATTGTTTCATCACCTTTTAATTTTTTACCTATAAATATTTCTGCTCTTTCATAGTCTATGCCACCACCTGGTTTTTTAATTCTAGATATTAATTCTGCAGCTTTTAATCCTGCAGGCATATCATCAAAGTTATCATACATTCCATAACTACCAGGACCTTTGGTATCTCTAGTTCTAATAAATTTATCTATAACTTTATTGTCTACCGTTTCTAAAAATTCTTTTGTGATTGGTCCTTTTCTAAATATTTCTTCTTGCTTTGCAAGATCAACTGCATCATCACCTTTACCAAATAAACTTCCTATACCTTTACCAATGGATTTTAAAAAACCACCTGATAACATTTTGGTTCTTGGTTCTTTATCCATAAATAAAACTTCTATACCAATCGATCCGCCATCCGCTTTCGATTCAAACTCTCTACGTCTTCGCTCTATGTAATCTGTTAAACTTTCACCTGGCATTACGTCAGCGCCTAATTCAAAGTCATCTATGTATTGGCCGTATTCTTCTGATGTCATCAGTAGTATTCCCTATCTATTCGCGGTAATGGGTCTTCTTTGTAATCGTCAGGTAGGTTTACAAATCCTCCCTGTCTAAAACGCATTAACGCCTGTGTTGTGCTGTCCACCAAATCGTCGTGATCCCCGTACGGAAATGATGCACACTCCTCTATAACCTCATCGGCAAAGTCCTCGTCAGGAGCCCAGATTATTCCAGACTCAAACATCGGAGAGACGCTAGCAACTCTCGAGAATTTATCCTGTCCTTTGCTAGGAGTGAAATTTATAACAGGTATCCCGATTTTTCTCAACTCATAAGTTAATGGCTGACCTT